GCGCGGCGTTCGCGCCCTTCGACCCGGTGACGGTCTGCTTGGCCGCCGGGGAGCGTGCCCGCGGCGAGGGGCGTGCCGGTGCCGAGGGAGGTGAAGTCGACACGCGTCGGCGCCATCCCGAGGTTCACGAAGTTCGCGCTCGAGAAGTCCTGCAGGTTCGTCCCCACAGGGTTCGTGATCGGATCGCGCAGGTCGACGTGGGGCATCTCAGCCGCCTCCGGAGCCCTTCTTCTGGAACCGCCCCACGATCCCTCCCACGGGGCTGCCGGTCTTCGTCCAGACCGCGCGGATCCAGCGGTAGTAGACGCCCCCTGCGTTCCACATCTGCGTGTCGGCTGCCGCGAACACGCGGCTGGCTCCTGCGATGTCGGTCCACACCATCGTGCTGCCGAGCGGTCCCGGGGATGCGTCGCTCTCGATCTTCGGGTCGCTGTTCGACCCCTGCAGCTTGAGCGTCGAACTCGCCGGCGTGCCGGTAACGTTGAACTGCACCGAGTAGCCGTCCGCGCGCTCGACGTTCAGCGGCTGGGAGTACAGCGTCGCGTTGCTGATGTCTCCGGTCGCCACCCAGCCGGTAGCGCTCGTGTCGACGGTGTTCCAGACCATGGGCGTGTTCGCGGTCCGCATGCCCGAAGAATAACATGCATAGTCTATCTATGCATTCGAGCGCAGGTTTCGGCCGATTTTTCGGCGTTTCCTACCCGCCCATCGTCACGCGCTGCAGGTCGGTCCCGAGCTGCGGGACCTTCATCGGCCGGCCACCGCTCTTCGGGTTCGCCGGCGGCTGCGTGTACACCGCCTGGTAGGCGGCGACGTTCTTCGGAGCGCCGAGCGGAGCGCCGAGCAGCGTGTCGAGCTGCATGCGGTACGCCGAAGGCAGCGGCTTCGACTCGGGGTCCGCGGCGTAGGCCACGATCTTGGTCCGTACCGACTCATAGAGCTTCGGGTACACCGTCTTGAGCGCGTCGACCTCCGCGGGCGAGAGCGCCTTGGTCCCGATCTGGTCGATGACCGAGAGCGGATTCAGCACCACGTTCAGGCGCTTCTGGAAGTCCTCCTGCTGCGCCGCCGGAGCCTTCAAGCCGGTGTTCTTCGGCGCCAGCGGGACCGCCGGCGTCGAGCTCGGCGCCACGCGCGCGAGGTAGTCGATCGCGCGCTTGAGGCTCGCCTCGGCCGCGGCCCGCGTCTGCGGCGCCTCGTCCCCGAGGAAGTCGAACGCCTCGGAGGCATGCTGGTCCAGCTTCCCGGGCGTCTCGGCGATCTCCTTCAGGCGCCGCGCCACGCCCATGATCCCGCCGCCGTCCCCATGCTGGACGTCGTCCGCGTAGTCCGCGCCGATAAGCCTCGAGAGCAGGTTCGGGCCCATGGTCTCGCGCGCCGCCGACAGGCCCGCGCGCCCGCCCACGGCGACCCCCGCGAGCCGCGCGGGGATGGAGTCGATTCGCTCGCTCGCGCGCTTCAGTGCCTGCTCGGACACCAGAAGCCCCGCGCCCTTCCCAGCGAGAGCGTCAGCGATGCCCACCGCGGCCGACGGGCCGTAGTGCCGCAGGTAGTTGTTGATCTGCCCACCCGCGAAGCCGCCGATGAGCGCGCCTGGCCCGCCACCGATGAAGCCGCCGATGGTCGCGCCGATCTGGTCGCCAAGGTAGTCCGTGAGCGAGTGCTTGCGGTTCGACATGCCGCGCACGACGTTGTGCTCGCTCGCGTCGCGCACGACCGAGGCGATCTGGTAGTCCTTGTTCAGCGCTCGGATCCGGCCAACGACGCCCGGATCGCCGAGGATCTCCCCGGCCGCGCTCATCTTGTCGAAGATGTGGTCGTTCAGCGCGTTCCGCACGTCGACGAGCATCTCGTTCTTCGCCGTCGCCGCGGTGTCCCGCCAGTTGATGAGGGAGTCGATCTGGGTGCGAAGCTGCCGCGCCTCCTCGATCGTGAGCTTGCCGTCTGCCCCCGCTGCCTTCTTCGACACGCTCTCGAGCAGCTTCTTGCCGTCGGCGAGCACGCCCTCCATGCCCACCGCGCGCGTCCCCGTCTCGTACTGCGCGAGCGCCTTCTTGTAGACGCTGTCCACCGCCTCGTGCACGTCCAGCTTGCCGGCCTCGCCGGCCTGCTTGGTGATCGCCGCGTACTCGGCGCCGATGGCCTGCCCCTTCGCCTCCCAGTAGCCCTGCGCGCGCTTCGCGAAGTCCTCGATGGACTCGCCCGGCTTGATGATGAGCCCCTCCTTGCGGAGCCACGCGCCGACCTCGGTGCCGCCATCCTGGATGCGCTCGATCTGCTTCGCGAACTTCTGCGCAGGATTCAGCGCGTTCACCGCCTGCCCGTCGGCCCAGCTGCGGATCTTCTCGCTGACTGCACCCTCGCCGAGGCCCTTGGCCGCGCCCTTGGCGAGCCCGCGGAACGCCCCTCCAGCGAGCCCCGCTGCGCCGCCCATGAGCACGCCCGCGCCGAGCGACCAGGCGAGCGTCTCGCCGGCGTGCTCGGGGTCTCCCAGGGCGAGCTCGGTCAGCGCCTTGGGTGCCGTGAGCGCGAGCGACTCCGTCCCGCCCTTGGCGGCGTTCGCGAGGATGGTGCGGGCCAGTCCGGGGGCTACCTGCGCGGCCTCCGCGGTGGTCTTGACCGCGCCCTGCTCGAGCAGCCGCGTGGCCACCTGCGACGCGAGGGCCTTCTCGCCGAGGACAGCGCCCTCGGCCAGGCGCCCGGCCTTCGCTGCGCCCTGGAACAGCTCGCCGCCGCCGAGCAGCGACGCGCCGAACCCCGCAGCCGAGCCGACCGCGTTGGCCCAGCCGTGATCGGCCTTGAGCGCCTCCCAGGTTGCGCGCTGCTTGGCGTCCAAGGCGTGGTTGAACACCGCCTCGCCGATGCCGAAGCTCGCCTCTTGCGCGAACCGCGTCAGGCCGACCCGGAGCGACCCGCTCAGGCCCTTGTTCGCGTCGACGTACTGCCGGATATCCCGCTCCTCGGGCGTCTCGACGCGGTAGCCCTTGGCCACCGCATCCCCGAGGAACCCCGAGTCCAGGCCGTAGGTCTTGCCGTCGAACGGCGAGACCACGTTCACCTTCGAGCCGCCTACCCCCGATGCCGTGGGAACCTGGGGAGCCTCCGCGGCCAGCATGGCGCTGGTGTTCTCGGCGGCCTCGGGCGCGATCCCCTCGGCCTCGAACACGGAGGTCGTGGGCGCGTAGACGGACGTGACCTTGGCCACGTCACTTCACCGGCGCCTGCAGCGGGAGAGGCGCGGAGCCGGGCTGCTTCTTGCCGTAGATGCCCGTCGTGTTCGCGAGGCTCTTCTTCGCCGCCACCTCGGCCGCGTCGAGCTGCTTGGCCTGCGCGGCCGACTGGTAGCCCACGCCCCACGTCGGAACCGCGGGGATGCCCTTGGTGAGGAGGTCCTGCGTGCCCTTGTCGAGCGCGCCGAATTTCTCCGCTTTGTTCTTCGCGCCCATGTAGTCGGTCAAGGCCTGTTCGTAGAGCAGCTTCTTCTCGCCGGTCCACGTACCGCTCATCGCGCTCGCCGCCTTCATCCGCTGGATCGAGTCGACCAGCGCGGAGACCGCCTCGGCCTTCTCCTGGATGGCCTTCTTCGCTTCCGGGCTGTCCGTCGGCACGCTCGCGTACCCCACGCTCCCATCGGGCTGGAACACCGGGACGGTCGCCGTGGTGTCGCCCTTCTTCCCGGTCTCCGTGCCCTCGAACTTCACGTACGGCTTGCCGTCCTTGTAGTCGAGCACGAGCGGGGTTCCCGCGGCGTACGTCTGCCCGCCGATCGTGAGCCCGCCATCGGGCGCGACCATCGGCGTCCCGCCGAGCGCCTTCGCGCGCTCCTTGGCCACCTCGAGCCCCGCGGCGAACACCTTCTCGTTCTGCGCGTCGAGCTTCTTCTGCTGCAGGGCCTGCGCAGCCTGCGCCTGCTGCATCTGCTGGAGCTTGAGCGCGTCGTACTTCTTGATCGCGTAGTCCTGCAGCATGAGCTTGTACTTGTCGGCCTGCGCCGCGGTCTCGCTCTTGAGCAGCTCGCCCTGCTGCTTGACCTCTTCGCTCTTGGCCCCGGCGATCTTCGCGTCGATCTGCTTGTTGATGGTGTCCCAGAACTGCGCGCGCGTGCTGATCTCCGCCGCGCGCTCGTCCTGGAATGAGGCGATCTTCTGGGCGAAGATGTTCCGCCGCAGCATGAAGGCTTCCTTCTTGTTCTGCAACTGCGCCTTCTGGGTCTCGAGGTCCTTGTCGATGTTCGCCTGGATCACCTGCACCGCGCTGTTCACGCCGCCGTTTGTCATGCCGCCGAACGCGCCGAAGATCAGGCCGATGACGCGCAGCACGTTCTCGCCCGCGCTGGCGTTGGTCCAGAACTTCTTGGAGTCGATCTTCTCGTTCGCCAGCTGCTTGGCCTCTTCGTCGTGCTGCGCCAGCGTCGTGTCTACGACCATGCGACGCTTCGCCTCGTTCTCGGCGAACTCGTCCTGCATCTTCTGGTCGTCTTCGATCGCGTTCTGCTTGAGGTTTTTCACCCCCGCTGCCGCGAGCGCGTTCGCGTCCGCAAGTTCGTCGGTGACGTCCTTCTTCTTGTCGAGCTGGCCCTGGTCGATCGCCTGCATGCCCTGCTCGGGCTTGTTGAACGCCCACTCGACGGTGCCGGGAGTCGGCCCCGCCGGCGCCGCAGGAGCTCCACCGCCCCCAGGCTTCGGCGCCGACGGCGGAGGGATGACCAGCGGGGGTCCGCCGTCGCTCGTCATCGTGTAGCCGCCGCCCGGCGTGGCCTTGATCACGTCCTTGAACTGCGTCTGCGGAGGCGGCGCGGGCTGCGGACCGACCGTGCCCACAGGGATCTGCTTCGGGTCGATCTGCAGCGTCGTGGCCGCGGCCGGAGGTGGCGCGGCTCCGCTCGTGTCGAACTGCCCGGGCGTGCCGAGCCCGAACTGGAAGCTCGCCGGGTCGCTCGCTGGGATGTTCTGCGGCGCGATCTCCACGGGCAGGCCAGCCTGCGCCTTGAGCTTGTTCTTCGTCTCGGGCGACAAGGGGAGCTTGTCGATCTGCTCGGCGGTCATCGCCATGGGTCAGGGCCTTTCGAAGGCCGCGCGGAGCAGCGGCCAGATGTCGGAGACAGGGATCGTGGACTTGGACCGGCGGTCGGAGAGCGCACGCAGCGACGGAGCCGAGGCCCGAACTCCGCGCGCACACGTGCCGAGTCCTCCGCCGACTTGATCGCGTCGAACCAGCCCACCGGCTCACCGCCCGTGGTGCAGCGCTGCCTTGAGCAGCGGCCAGATGTCCTCGACGCGCACCTTGTCCTTCTCGCGCTCGTCGCTGAGCGCCTTCTGCTGGTACGGCTGGAACGTGCTGCCCGTGCCGCCCGGCGTGCCCATGGCCATCGGCTCCGATCCCGGAATGTACTGGCCAGCGTCGATGCCGAGCCCCGAGCGGCCCCGCCCGAGCTCGTACGGATCGAGACCCGTGGACGCACCGGCGAACGCCTGGCTGGCCGCGAACGCCGCCTGCTCAGCCTGCATGCGCTCCTGCTGCTTCTGCTGGTCGTAGGCCGCGAGCTTCTTGGCGTAGATAGCCTCCGCGCTCTCAGGCGCCTCGGCCTCGTCCTTCTTCGCGCTCGCCGCCATGCGCAGTGCGTCCATCCAGCCCATCAGGCCACCTTCTTTCCGAGGACTCCCTCGATGCGCTTCAGCCGATCGTGCATGTCCACGAGCCCACCGAGCATCGCGCCCGAGAGCTTGCCGTAATCCACCATCTTGCGGCCCTCGGGGCCCTCGACGACGGCGCCCTTGCCGAGGCTCGTCGACTCGATCTCCTGCGCCATCGGCGATACGAACGTACCGTGGCCAGCTCCCGGCGCTTCCGGGTCCTTGTACGTGTAGGCGTGCACGTCGAGCCCATCGAGGAACTTGCGTACGCTCTTGCCGCCCGGGACCACATCGCCCTTCTCGCGCTCGTCCGAGAGCGCGAACGCCGAGCCGATCGCCGAGAAGAACCCGCCCCGGCGCTTCGCCGCGGCTTCCTCTTCGTCGCTCGCCATCTTGGCCTTGAACTGCTCGTTCTGCTGGTACTGCTTGGCCCACTCCTGCATCGCCGCGTTCTGGTTCTGCTCCATGCCGAACCGCATGCCGAGCAGCGACGCGATCGCCGCGTCGTTCATGCCCATGGCCTTGAGCTGGGCCTCCTGGTTCGCGAGCCCGGTCTGCTGGTTCAGCTGCGCCTGCCCGTACGTGAACTTGTTCTTCTCCATCGCGAGCGCGAGCGCGGCCTGCTGGTTCCCCATCGCGGCCTGCTGCTCGAGCTGCGCGTTCTGACCCGCGAGCGAAAGGTCCGCCTGGCGCATCTGCCCGGTGAGCCCCGCGAGCTGGTTCATCGCGCCCTGCTGTTCCTGCAGGCGCAGGATCCCCGCCTGCTGCGCGTTCTGTGCGCCCATCTCGCCGTTCGCCATCAGCGCGGTGCGCAGACCGAGCGCCGCGTTCGCGCCCTTGCTCGCGCCAGCGGCAAGCGCTGCGCCCGTGCGCAGGTTGCGATCCTGCGCCTGCATCATCTGCTGCTGCGCGAGGCTCGGCGCGGTACCTGCGGCCTGACCCTGGAGCTGCGCGAGCAGCCCCTTCTGCGCGAGCCGCACCTCGGCATCGTTCGCCGCGTTCAGCTGCGTGGGCTTCAGCCGCGCGTCGGGCCCGGCGTCCGCGACGTCGCCGATCTTCGTGCCGCCGTACGTGGGCGCCGTGCGCTTGTCGACGCCAAGCAGACGCGAGGCGATCTCCGCCTGACCCTTGTCGAGGTACTTGCTCCGGTACGGCGCCGAACTCGTTGCGTCGAGGTGCCTCCACGACTCGGGCGACGTGAACCCGAACGGGTCGGTCGTCTTCCCCGAAATCCCCTCCGCGGTCCCAAAGCCGGATTCCATCGCCATGCACGAAGCATAGCCTGTCTATGCATCTCCGGCGAGGCTGGCTGGGCTACTTGGCGGGCGTCGGCGTCAACGGGTCCGAGAGGGCGGGCCAGCCGGCGAGCGGGACCCGGATCACCAGAATCCGCAGGGTGCGCTTGTCGCGCTTCATGTGCGCCAGGGTACTACGCCCCGCTTCAGGGGTTGCTGACGAACCGCACGGACCACGCCGTGCGCTCGGTCACGACCGGCAGATCCATGCGCGCGCCGAGGCCAGCCTCGACGTGGAGACTGGTCACCCGCGAACACCGCTCGCCTGCGCAGAGCTCCGCCGAGGTGTGCGCGAGCACCGGGCCCGAGACCTCCGCCCAGTACGCCTGGCCGGGCTCGGCGACGAACGAGCATGATGCGGCGCGAGCGGTGGGCTCGAGCTCCACGAGGCAGCCAAGGATCGTCGACCCGGCCGGCGTGAGACCGGGCTGCTCGGTCGGCTCGACGGACGCACCACACCCAGCGACGAACAGACAGAGGAGAGCAACGCGCATGTCTCAGCGATGTGGACGACCCACTCCGCCGTCAAGGTCAAGGAACAGCGCGCGCCTGGACTAGATGTTGCGGTTGTTCGCCTGCTTGAACACCGGAAGCACACCGACGTCGAGCGTGATCTCGTTGATTTCCACGGCGTCGTACGCTTCCGCTGCGGTGTTCTCGAGGCTCTCGACCGAGAAGCTCACCGCGGTCGACTTCTGGTGCTTCAGCTGCATGTCCCAGCTGTACGGGTGCCATGCCCCGCCGTAGACGCCCCCGGACGTGGTCCCGTACGGGCCGGTGCTGCCGTAGGTGCCTGCGCCGATGATCGCGCGCGCGTCCACCGTGCGCTCCTGCGTCCAGGCCGGCGCGTAGTCGGTCGCCACGCGGATCCGCAGGTAGTGGCTGCCCTTGTAGTTCCCCGCGAGGATCAACTTCCGCACGCGCTGGTAGCCGTTCAGGCCACCCATCTGGAGCCACCCGAGCTCGAGGTAGAGCGGGATGAACGTGCTCCCGTCCCGCGTCGCGGTGAGGTTCTCGACGTGCACGTAGCCCGAGGACTTCACGAAGCAGAACCGATCGCGCCAGACCGCGCAGCCGTTGGCCTCGTGGTTGGTGAACGTGCTCCACTGGCCCACGAGGTAGTCGTAGACGAGGCAGACGGTGGAGGTCACGAACCGCACCTGCGTCGTGTTCGGCACGAGCGCGGCGCCGGTCACCGTGAGGCCGTTATACGCCTCGACGTCCGCGCCGATGTACTTCACGCCGAGCGAGCGGTCGACGAGGTAGATGCCCTTCGGCGACTGGAACATCACGCCGAGCGGCGTCTGGACGATCGAGCGCGCCGAGGAACACCCGAGGTCCGCGGTGAGCAGCGCGGGCTCGCCGAAGTCGTTCTGGTCGCTGGTGTCGAGCGGGCCTGCGCCCGCGAACACGAAGAGCGCCGAGCGCTTCAGTACGAGGCACTTGTCGTCGATGGTCGCGAGGCCGACGATCGCGCCGCCCGTCGGCGCGCAGCGCAGCACGAACGCGTCCACGAACGCCGCGGGCGTCGCTTCGTCGATCTGCTTCGAGTAGGCGATCGCGTCCGGGTCCTCCAAGCCGGCCAGGAGTAGGCGCCGTCGGTAGGGCGCGGCGAACGAAGCCGCCGGCGTGGCGGCGTTCTCGACGACCCCGCCGAGCGTGTAGAGGAGTTCGTTCCCGATGATCGCCGCGTCCGTCGTGTCGTCGAGCACGTAGATGTACTGCGACGAGGCCACCGAGAGCGCGTTCCCACCGCTCACAAGCTCGCTCGGCACGCGGAAGTAGTTCGTGCCGCCGTTCTCCGTGCGGAACACCTTGATGCGCACGTCCGTCTTGCTCGTGAGCCGCAGTGGCTGGATCCGCAGCGTCGTCGAGCCCGTGGCGCCGAGCGTCACGAGGAGCGGAGCCGAGGGCGCCGAGAGATGGATCCCTCCCTGCCCGTCGGTCCACTCGTACACGACCTGGTAGTACCGCGACCCCGCAGTGACGCTGCCCGTGCCAGGCCCAAGAGGGGCAGCGGGCGCGCTGGCGTTGGTCGCCGTGCCCACGGCGCTGTTGGTTGCCGTCACAGTCGCGCCGACCGCAGAGGCCGAGATGGCTCCACCAGTTCCGCTGGTGATGGCCGCCGCCAGCTTCGTCGCCACCCCCGAGGCCGTGTCCGTCGACAGGATGGCCACCGCGATGTGGACATCCCACAGCGCGGGGTTCGTGCCCACGCCATCGACCGTGAAATACACGCAGAAGTGCGTGGCATCGCCCGACTCGTAGATGCCGAAGTACTGCCCCGGCTTGATGCGGCTCCCCGCGATGCACCCGATCTGGGTGATCTCGGGCAGCAGCCCTGTGCCGTCCTGGGTCACGGTGATCGAGAACGTGCCCGAGGTGTCGGAGGTGGGCGTCTCCGGGTAGTGGTGGAACCCGCTCTCGACGAGCGCGATGCCGTCGTAGACCTGGGGGCAGGCCCCGGCGACCGTGAGCAGCCGGCCGGTCTGGCACGACTGGTAGACGTTGGTCGCCGTGAAGTCGACCGAGGCCGTCGTCACCGACGTGACCGCGAACAGCGTGCCCGACTGCACCTCGAGCCGCGTGCGGCGGCAGAAGGCGAGCTCGAACTTCCCCGCCGATGGGCTCGGCGCGTTCGTGAGCACGGAGGTTGCCCGGAACGTGCTCCCAGCCGCGGGGTGGATCTTGGCCACGCAGCGGCCGGTGTCGTCGAGGATGAAGAAGCTCGGCTGGATCGCGCTGTTGAAGTGCGCGGCGATGTACCAGCGCCCCTGGTAGGTGAACCACTTGGACCAGACCCGCAGCCCGTAGACGAGGATGCTGCTACTCCCCGTGGTTCCGGTGGTGGTCACGGAGATGGTGCGCACCAGGGGGGTCGCGTTGTCCGTGTCGAGGTAGGTCCACGTGACCGTGGCCGTGTCGCCGACCACGTAGCCGGTGATCGACTGCAGCGAGTTCACGGCGCCGAGGATGGTCGGAGAGAGCACGACGACCAGCGTCGTCGTCGAGCAGCCCACGTACAGGCTCCCGCCGCTCTCGAACCCGAACCAGATCCGCTGCGCGTCGTCCGTCCAGATGCCGAGGCTAGAGGTGGTCGCCCCGGCGAGCGTCACCGAAGACCCGAGCGCGTAGGCCGTCGAGAGCGTGGTGAGGTTCACCTGCGCGGCTTCGTTCCAGCAGATGAAGATCACGCCGTCCGTGCCGGTGACGACGGGGCACACGTCGAAGTCGGGCTTGCTCGTCGAGAGCGTGGTCTTGATGTTCACCTGCACGCCAATCGCCGCGGGCGAGAGCACCGGGATCCGGCGGTAGTAGAGGTTCGCGCCCGCCGAGTAGAACACCACGATCTCGCGGAGGAACGAGACCACGCGTACCCGAGTCGCCGTCGTGTGCAGGCTGTAGTCCGTGACGATCGGCGCGTCGGTCTCGACGTCGTGCACCGAGCAGCGCGCGCCGCCTCGCGAGTCGATCCAGACGGTCACCCGCACGCCCTCGTTCACCGCCACGTCGGGCTCGGTCTGGGCGTAGCTGTTCGCGATGATCTGCCGGGTCGTGAGCTTCGGCGACGTGCTCGCGCCGCGGCTCACCCAGTGGTCGGTGGACTCGAGCCGCGTGTACGCGTAGCCCGCCGAGAAGCAGAGCAACTCGTTGTCCCGAGTCGCAAGCCCGTCGCCCTGAGACAGGGTCGTGCCCGAGGAGTCGACCGAGCGATCGAGGATGTCGTAGCCGTTGCGCACCTTGAGCGCGCCCGGCTTGGTGAAGACCGCGTTCTGGAGCGCGACCAGCTTCCCCGGGATCACCGCCTTGGGGTCGCTCTTGGTGTCGAGCCCCTGCCCCAGCGTGATGTGGACGAGCCGCGACGAGAGCATGGCTTACCAGCCCGCGCCCGATCCCGTGTAGAGCGGGATCGCGTAGTCGGTGCCGTCGAGGTTGATCTTCCAGAGGGCCGCGGTCGTCCCGGGAGGGGTGAACACGCCACCGGCCAGCGTGATCACGCCGCCCGTCTTGCGCACCTTGAACTGGGTGTAGTGCCCGTTCGTGTTCATGATGGCGAAGTCGCCCGACACGGAGCCGAGCGCGCACCCGCCCGTGGTCGCCGAGACCGGCATGGTGCCGTTCGCCAACTGCAGGATCTTGTTGCCGTTGCTCAGAGTCGAGGTGCTCGGGTCGATGAAGAACCCCACCACCCGGTTCAGCGTGCCACCGCTGCCGGTCCCGAGGTCTCGGTACGCGAGCACCGCGTCCTCGCCGGCGGACTGCAGCTTGACCCCGCCTGCGGCGCCGGTCCCGAAGGGCGCGCCCGAGCTCAGGATCAGGTGCCCGCCCGCGTTGTTCCCGCTCGTTGCGCTCTGCGCCGCGACGGTGAGCGGCTGGCCCGCCGTGGTCGTGTTCGGCGCCTGCCGGAGCACGGGAGACACGGTCGCCTCGGCCCACTCGAGCGCTGGTGCCGTCGACCGGATCGGGAGCTTGCTGGCCGCGCCGGTGAGCGCGATCACCGTGGGCGCCGTGTTCGTGCCACCCAGGTCCTGGGCGAGCTGGACGGCGCCACTTACGCCCGTCGTCGCCTGGGTCATGTTCGCGCTCGGCAGGACGCCGGTCACGTAGGTGGCGCCGCCGGCGAGGTCGAGCGGCCGGCGGTCCATGTAGAACACGTGCCACTTCGAGCTCCCGTCGCTGACCACGAACACCGCGCCGTACGCGAGGTTCACGACGATGCTGGTCGCGCCGTCGAGCGTGTCCGAGCCCTGGCGCTGGATGGTGAGCGTGTTCGTGCCCGAGCCGCCCGAGCCCGCCTTGAACGCGTAGATGCGCCCCGGGGTCACCGCGTTGGCCAGCGGCAGCGTCACGATGCGCGCCGAGCTCAGGGTCACCTCGTACATGACCGCGGTCGTCACCGGCGCGATCGTCGTGTCGACCGAGATGGAGAGCGTCTTCCAGACCGCGCTGGCCAGTGCCGCGCTGTTCAGCGTTCCGCCGGCGGTGATCTGGATCGCGTTCCCCGAGCCGTCGTTCGCGTAGAGGTTGCCCGAGACGAAGTAGGTGCAGTTCAGGTCCGCCGGGCCCGAGAGAGTGGCCGCCTGCGACGTGTAGCGCGTGCTCTTCAGCGCGGTGAGGTTGTAGCTCCCGCAGCTCAGATCCGCGTTGATGTTCAGGCCCGCCGTCGGGACCTTCTTGCCGAGGCCCGCGCCCTCCTCGTGCGTGTGGGAGTCGATCTGGGTCAGGCAGGTGTTCAGCTTCGTGGCCCACGTCGGATCTGGGGTCACCAGGACAGACGGCAGGTCGAGCGCCATGTAGGTCGTGGCCATCAGAACACCCAGAGGTCCACGACCAGAGCGGCCGTAGCGGTGAGAGAGAGTTGGAGTTCGGGGTTGGGCTGCGAGGCGGGCTTGTAGATGTCTCCGGCGCCGTCCTTGTCGGTCACGATCCAGCCGCGCGGCTTGCGCTGCAGCCGGTGGTCCACGCGCGTCGTGCCCGCGGCGAGCCGCACGCCCTCGAGCAGGTTCCCCTTGAGCAGCGGGCAGCGCTCCGAGGGCGCGAACGCCTCGGCGAGCATGCCCTGGAAGAGCTCGAGGTCTTCGGGCGTCGGCGGGTCGTGGAACTGGAGGCGCTTCACGTCCACTCCTCCCGCACATCGGCGATCCGCATCGGGCCGAGGTCTCGGGACGACGCCATCGTGGCGATGCGTGCGCGCAGCCGCTCGATGCGGTCGGAGATCTCTCGGATGTCGCTCTGCTCCTTGGCCATGCACGACCGCGCCGCGTGAAGCGCGACGAACTGCTCCCAGTCGTTTGGAAGAGCGATCGTGTCCCCGGCGAGCACGAGCTTCGTGAACGTCCGATCGAACCAGAGCCGGTACGTCCCGCTCGGGCTCGTCTCCGGCATGATGTAGACGTCCGTCTCGGTCAGCATGTACGCGCGGTTCGGGAAGCCGTCCGCGGCGAGCGCCTCGCGCTCCCAGCGGTACCGCTCGCCCCACGTCGCACGCGTCAGCGGGCGCCAGCGCGCGCCCGTCTGGTAGTCGATGCCTCGCACCTTGTAGACGTTCGACGGCAGCGCGAACGTATTCGAGGTGGTGAGGGTGAACGTCGTCGGCGGCTGGAGGAAGTAGTCCTCCAGCGCGCTCTCGATCGTCGCGTGGAGCTCGGCGAGCGCGTCGTTGACGTACTCGTCCAGCTCCGCCGTCTCGATGAAGTAGTCGGCGCCGTGACCCGGCATGTCGGCCGCACGCAGAGCGCGAGTGCGCAGTTCGGTCAGCGTGGACATGCCGGGTCAGGCTCCTTCTTCAGTCGTCGCAGCAGCGCAGGAAGGCTTCGAGCGCATCGGCCAGGGCCGAGTCGTCGTCCTCCGTCTTGGCCTCGGGCAGCCCGAGCGCCGCGCGGACTTCGGACGCGGCCACGCGCTTGCGCTCGGCCATGTCCTCGTCCTCGTTCTCCGCGTCGTCCTCCGTCTCGTCCTCCTCGTAGCTCGGCTTGGGCTTGCCCTTGCCGAACGCGAGCAGGATGGACTGGCCGCTGGCCTTCATCAGGTCCCCGCGGTCTGGCTCGAGCGGCGAGCCGTGAGCAGGAGGTGCAGCTTGGTCGCCGCAGCCGCGTCCGTCGCCGCGCCCGCACCGTTGGCGGTGCGGAGCACGATCGTGCCGGTGGCGGCCACGTAGCCCGTCTTGATCTCGCCCCAGAGGGCCGCCGCAGCGGCCTTCTCGGTCGTGACTTGGACGGTGACGCGCCCGAGCGGCTTGTAGTTGACGTCGAACGTCAGGGTGTACTCGCCGGTCGCCGTCTTGGCGACGGTGATCCCGGCGGGCAGCGAGCTGTTCGCATTGTCGACCGCGGCGCCCGAGGTGAGGGCGAGGATGCCCTCCCACACGACGAGGTCGGCGCCGACGGTCTTCACTTCCTTGAGGGTCTTGTTCATGACGAGCCTCAGGTGGTCGGGGCGGTGATGAGGCCGACGCCGAAGTTCCAGGGCGCGTTGATGACGAAGTTCCCGTCGAAGCCCCAGCGGACCTCGAAGCCGTCGCTCGCCGACTCACGCAGCCAGGTCTGGCCGTCCTCGTCGATGATGCGGATCGCCGGACCGGTCGAGTACAGGGTCATGTACTCGTCGTTCAGCGCCCAGATGCGGTTGGCCTGGATGTTGGCGTCCGAGAACACCTCGATCGGGCCGTCCTCGCCCACGAGCTCGATGGAGCGGAACGCGAACTCGATGCCCTTGGCGTTCGTGTTCACGTACCGGACCTGCGTGCCGAGGTCCTTCACGAGCGACCGGAAGAAGTGCGCCGGAACGGCGAGCTGCTTCACGATGCCGCCCTGACGATGGACGCGGCCGGCCAGCTCCACGCACGCTTCCTGGGGCGTGTACGAGGTGCAGTCGAAGCGCACGCCCGCGAGGCGCACCGTGTCGGCCGAGCGGTCCACACCGAAGTGCGAATCGCCCGCGGTCGGCGCGGTGTAGGGGATGCACGCCTCGAGACCGGAGATGCAGAGCTTCGCCGGCGAGCCCGAGGGGTCGCGATCGCCCTTGAGGAAGATGAAGTCCGAGGTGGCCACGCCGGCCGCCAGGGAGTTCGGCGTCGCGCTGAGGGTGACGGTGCCATTGTCGCGGTTGACCGCGGTCACGGTCAGCGCGGTGCTGATGCGCACGGCGCCCGTGTGCTCGGCCGCGGCGAACACGAGCTGCGCGTCCACGTCCACGTTGTTCACGTCGTCGATGGACGAGAACTTCAGGGTGGTGGTCGCGAGGTTCGTGGTCGAGTCGATCTGACCGATGGAGCCCCAGCCCGAGCGCGGGAGCTTCTGCGCGACCGAGCGCGTGAGCTGGTCACGCGCGGAGTCCATCTCGGCCTTCATCAGCCGCATGAACGCGCCCTCGTCGTTCATCGAACGGCGGGCCGCGGTGCCGGTGACCTTCGCCACGGCGTAGTCGGAGACCGCCTGGACGAAGAACGCCTTGCTCTTGAGCGAGCTCGTGGCGGCTGCAGCCTGCGCGACCGTGAAGTCGGCGCTGCGCCCCATCGAGTTGCTGTAGATGACCGGCACGGTGATGCCGGTGCCCCCGTAGCTCTCGTCCTTGTTGGCGATCGCGAGGAGCTTGGACTTCGCGTACGCGGCCTGCGCGATACGCTTCTTGGTGTACATGCGCTTCAGGAGCGCGTCGGCAGTGGTGATCGAAAGCGACACGGCGGAACCCCTTGCTTGGCGGGCAAGGCAGTGCGGCCGTGTCGAGGGAGAGCGTCAGTGCTCGTTACCCCTTCGAGAGCAGCGATCCCTTCTTCGCGTCTTTGATCGCCTGCGCCAGCATCTCGCTGTCGCTGAGACCATCGTACGGGTCGACGGGTGCCGACGGCGCAGCAGCCTTGCGGTTGCTCAGCGTCCGAGGTGGCTTCGCAGCACGTGCACCTTCCGCGGGGGGTTCGGCATCCGCGGGGGCCTGCGATGCTGATCGCAGGCTCTTGATGGACAGACCCTTGCGGGCCCGATCCATAAGGTATCTATCTACCAGCCGACATGCAAGGTCGAGCGGAATTTCGCTCCCGGGCTGGTAGCGGTAGCGCTTGCCATCCAGCTCGAAATCCGCCCCGCGGTGGAACGCGGTCAGCATCGTGTCGAACACCATCGAGGGCGCGTCGGTCGCATCGTCCGAGAACGCGGCGATCGCCTCGTACTTCCCGGCGGCCGTCTCCTCGGCGATCGCCGCGCGCACCCCGCGCTCGGCGAGCTTGAGGCTCTCCTGCCGCTGCCGCTCGCTCTGCTGCTTGACCTCGTTCTTCTTCTCCTCTTCGAGCTCGAGCAGCTTCTGCCGCAGCTCCTTGATGTCGTCCTCGGGCGTCTTGGGCTTCGGGTCGACCTTCTTCAGCTCGGCGTCGGCCAATTGCTCGAACGTGAAGCCGCGCTCGCGGAGGAACCCGATCGGGTCGTCCTTGAGCTTCTTGTCCATCTCGATGAGGCTCCCGAGCTGCGCCTTGAGCCCCTCGAGCTGCTTGGCCTCCTCACGGAACTTCTGCTGCTGCTCGCGCAGCTGCGCCTCGCGCTTGGCGAGCAGCTTCAGGCCCTTGGCCACGCGCGGCTGCTCTTCGGCAGGCGGCGGCTCGGCAGCTTCTTCGGTCTCGGCCGGGGCGTCCGGCTCGTCCTCGGCGCCGAGCATCTCGGCGAGCTTCGCCTGCTGGTCCGTCTTGGTCTCGGGCGCGGGGGTGGAAGTGGATTCGATCTGTGCAGTCTCGGGCGTGTCCATTCAGCCTGTCACTCTGCGGCCACCGGAGGCACCCCTAGAGCAGGCGGGGCAAGTCCGGCAGAGGGCAGGCCAGCGGTAGCCGCAGGGTCTGGCGTTGCCCCCACCATCGCAGGAGCCGCCGGGGGCGGAGCCTGCAGCGAGACGATGCGATCGAGATAGTTCGAGAGCAGCGTGAGCCGGTCGTCCGGCGCGCCGTCGAGCCGCGCACGCTGCAGGTACTGCTGCGCGACCTGCTGCGCGAGCGGCAGGTTCCAGGACTCGTCCGGCACGAGGAAGTCCTCGCGCCCGTCCAGGATGCGCTCGACGTTCTCGGTCGCGAGGTCGAGCGCTGCGGTCGCCAGGCTGGTGAACTTCTTCACGTCCGGGAAGTCGATCAGCCCCATCGCCTGCTCGGGCGAGAGCCAGCCCTTGCCCTCCATCTCGCTGACCTGCTGCATGCGCGCGCTCGGCGTGCGCGGCAGCGCGGAGGTCGGGAACACGTCCACCACGAACTCGTTCTTGCCGGGGTCGACGTCCTTCCAGTCGATCGAGCCGATGAAGCGCGAGCGCCGGGTGATCTGCTTGCGTGGCTTGGCGGCCGTGAACATCTCGGAGCTCACCGCCACGGTCATGCGGGCCGCGTCGATGTGCGCGCCCTCCCACCGCTTCGCCTGCGGCGCGAACCGCTCGGTGTCGATGTCCTGGTACTCCCTGAGCGCCACGCCGGCGTTCAAGCCTGCGGGCTTCGCTCCCGTCGCCGAGAGCTGGGAGATCCCCGAGAGCTCGTAGGCCTTCCTCACCAAGTTCTCGAGGTGGTTGTACGTCTCGGGGTTGAACGCAGTCGCGGTCACGATCTGCGGCGCCCCTCGGGCGGTGTCGAACTCCACCATCCCGCCGATCCCCGAGGTGAACTGCCGCTTGTCGACCGAGCCCTTGGGCACGAGCACCCGCGGGCGAGCGACCCTGGCCAGCCCGAGCGAGACGTCCGCGAGGATCCGGTTGATCTCGATCTGGATGCCCGCGAGGTCCCGCGCGAGCGACCAGCCAAGCCAGCCCTTGCGCGGTGGGCGCCAGCGGAAGACGACGAGCGGAAACCAGTCGCGCTCGTAGTCCTCGAACACCAGGCAGTGCGTGCGGAGCGTGATGACGTGCCGGCCGGGATCACGCTCGTTCGAGCCGAGGTGCCACGCCTCGATGACCTCCACGAGATCGTCGTCCGTGTCGCCCACGGTGTCTTCGTCGACCTTCGCCGCGACGGCGGTGTCGATGGCCTCCCACGCCTCGGGGTCGTCGCCGTAGAGCGCGAACAGCCGATCGCGCGGCATCGTGCGCACCTGAAACAGGCTCCGCGGCTCGCCGTACCGAGCGTCCCGCTCGTCCACGTAGATCTCGTCCGGCAGCGCGCGCTCGTACCGCACCCGCGGCGCGTCCCCGTCGGTGTCCTCGACGATGCGCACGTAGCCGTTGTCCCCGACGAGGCAGTCCCGGTACGCGAGCGGCGCCGCGTCCATCCAGCCGCCGCTCTCGAACGTCGCGTAGGTGTACTCCGTGAGTCGCTCGAACTGCCGCTGCGTCGTCCAGTCGGCGTTGTCCGTGAGGAACATCGGCCGCGGGATGTCCTTGGTGATCTTGGCCATCGCCCCGTCGACGCAGTTGCGGAGCACGTTGAACGTGATCTGCAGCCACTCGCGGTTGCGGCCGAGCCCGTCGTCTGCGCGCGACGGCACGAGCACGCGATCTTCGAGGTAGTGGTTCCAGAGGTCGCGCACCATGTTCCGGTGCCCCGACTGCTGGTCCTTGAGGTGGTCGAACACGGCGAACGCGCGCTTGGCGGCGTTCTCCTCGTCGAGCCACCACTGACGCTCTACGCGCCGTCGGTTCTGGGCCACTGCTCGCGCCACGCCGAGAAGCATAGCCTATCTATGGAATCGGTGCATAGAGAGGCTATGGAAGCTGGGAAGGCCGAAAATCAGCCCCAGTCCTGCGCCGACGTCTCTCGACCCAGCCGCTCGCGCTCCTCGGCCCAGAACTGCCGCATCTTCTCGGCGTCGGTCGGCGGAGCCCAGTCCTCGGGCGGCACCTCCATGAACGCGCGGCTCATGCGCCAGGCGTAGAGCACCGAGTCGCTCGCGTCGTTCGCGCACCGGGGATCTTCCTCGCGCCGCGGCACCCGAGCGTTCGCCGCGCGCTTGTCCCAGATGAGCGGCACGATCCCCTTGCCCTCGCCGAGCGTGACCTCCTGCCCGGCTTCGTCCGTGCCGGCCCACTCGGCCACGAGGTCCGCGCACGCGCCGCGCAGCACACGGATCTTCCCGCGCTGCAGGTCCGTGTTGAACATGCGGATGCTCTTCGCCTTGGTGTCGGTCGACTTGTCGGTCGCCTCGAGCGGCAGCCCGTACCGCCGGCGGAGCTCCTCCACCACCGTCTTGTTCGCGCCGTCCACCGTCCAGCGCACGTAGCTCCCGCGGGCCGCGGCGATCTGGTGCGCCCGCGCCGCAATGCGGTCGATCATGGCGTCCTCGGCGTACAGCTTCACGACCTGCATCACGTAGAGCGTGGGGTCATCTTGCGACCATCCGACCTCCGAAATCGCCGTCGCGTTGTCCCACCCGAGGTCGATCGCGATCACCCGCTCGTCGATGTTGGCGGGCAGATGATCGATGAAGTTCACCTCCGGGGCGAACTGGTAGACGCGGCCCAGCGCCTTGCGCGGCCAGAGGCCCTGCCACATGCAGCGGTACTCGTCCGTCTCTTCGTAGGCCGGGTCCTTCTCGTGAATCTGCGCGAGCCGCTTGGCGTACATCGCCCGGGTCCCTGGGTTCGCCAGCGTCGACCAGTTGTGGCGGCTCCAGCCCGTGGCCTTGCCCTCGGTCACCGCGTAGAAGAACCCGCGGGCCTCGTCCGGATCGGGCGTGCCCGTGAGCGCGATCGTCCCGTCGTCGTCCATCGTGGCCGGCTCGAGGTACGTCTCGAACATCTTCTTGAGGTCGGTCCGGAAGGACGCGGCCTCGTCGCCGATCACCGTCTTGTAGTGGTCGCCGAGCGCCTTCTCCCGCTGTGCCTCGGTCGCGTCCATGCCGAGCATTCGGATGACGGAGCCGTTCTCCAGCCGGAGCTCCAAGCGGGACTCGTTGAAGCACTCCAGCGGGATGCCGAGGTCGAGGCCGACCGTGCGATACTCGGTCGTGCCCTCGACGAACCGGCGGCGCTTCGGGGAGTTGAGCTCGCGCAGCTTCGGCCACATGATCGACCGGCACGTGCCCTGCGTCAGGCCGCAGTACAGGTGGTTCGTCTCGGGGTACGTCAGAGCGCCGATGAGCAGGTGCAGACCGTCCGCCTCGGACTTCCCCGCGCGGCGCGGGCAGAGCAGGGACTTCCGCTTGGCGGTGTCGTCGATGAACGCGAGCTGCTCGGGGAACGCGTAGTCGCGCAGGCGGGCCACGCGCTTCGCGTCGCGGCTCCAGTCAGCGAGGGTCCACATGGGTCACTGGAGGGAAGACGACCAAACGGGCTGGCTGCCTGTTGAGGCCCTCCATGCCAAGCCTTCCTGTCGGCGTCGCGTAGCAGGCCGCGATCATCTCTTCGCGCTTCATCGCCACCTCGCTTCCAAGACGACCAGGCCGCCACGCACGAACGCCTTGACCCCGAGGTCTGCGAGCATCTGCAGCGCGATCTGCATGCGGGTCGCTCGCACCAGGTGACTCGGGTCGTCCAAGCGCTCTGGAGTCACCACGACGAGCCCGAAGTAGCCGCTGCGCACGGTCTCGTCCGAGCCCACACGAAGCTCGTACGTGTCCGCGGGGGCGGCGCGTCGGATGTCGATGCCGTCTTCACCGATGGCGCCGACCATCGTGCGGTCGTGGCGGCGGTGCTCCTTCGGTACCACATCGAGCCAGGCGGGGCGGGTCATCAGCGCGTCCTCGGGCGCGGCTTGGGCTTCTTCGCCAGCCGCTCGAGCCCAGGCGCAGGCCTGCCAGTCCAGAGAGCTCACCCCGCCTCCACGTAGGTCGGCCGGCCGAACCGGAGGATGAGCCCCGAGCTCTCGATCGTCGAGAGCGTGAACGCCAGCATGCGAGCCCGCGCGCGGATGCTGTCCGTGTCCTCGTCGGCCGCGCCGCGCACGACACCGACCCAGCCGCGCGCCACGAGCATCTCGTTCGCGAGCTCGGCGCGGAACGCGTTGCCCTCCCACGTGATGCCGAGCACCTGGTGGCCGGTCGCGACCTCCTCGAGCAGCGGCTGCAGGACCGCGTTCGCGGCGGTGTGGGGGTCGGTCACGGGGGCTTCGACGGTGGCTTCGGTGCTGGCTTCGACGGTGCTGGTGTCGGTCACTTGCGTGCTCCCTTCGGCTCGGTCTTGGGTTCCTCGGCAGCCACCTCCACCACGGGGTACCACCACGCGACGTTGCTGCGCTCGACGTAGACGTGCCCCTTGGTGTCGCTGATCTTGAGCACGTGCCCGAGGCCGCCACACGGGTCGGGCACGAACTCGAGCAGCAGGTCGCCGATGCCGGTCACCGGCGTGAGCTGCCCCTCGCTCCGGCGGATGGCCAGCGAATCGCGCGACTCGCCGCGCCAGTTCACGCTCTTGAAGAACCCCAGATGCTTGATCTTGGTGCTGCCCGGCGTGGGCTCGATGCTGTTGCTCATGCTTTCTCCATCAGGTTCTTCAGTGCCTCGAACTCCGCCCGCGTCACGGGCTTCTCTGCGTCGGCCTGCGCGTTCGCCTGCTTCTGCAGTTCCTCGAGCTTGGCCGTGATCGCCTGCTTGCGCAGCTGATGCGTCGCCTCGGCATGCCCGAGCTCGTAGAACAGCCGGTCCATCTCGTTCTGCAGGTTCATGCCGCTTCTCCTCTGTGCAGCCAGAGCACCAGCGGGTGGAGCTCGAGCTTCAGCTTCTCGGCGCGGACCTTCCAGTCACGCGGCTTGGTCGTCACGGTCGTGACCTTGCGGTCGACCGAGAGCGCTTCGTGCACGAGCGCGCGCCCGATGCCCGCTCCGCGGTACAGGCCCTTCACGTACACCCAGTGCAGCGTGGAGGGCGCGGTGAACACCGCGTACCCGAGGATCGCGTCCGGCGTGTCGTCCACGTGGGCCACGACCAGGCGCGTGTCCGGCCGCTGCAAGAGCGCCGACACGATGCGCCGCGCCGCGGGGAACACCCGGTCCGGATGCACCTCGGGGAACTCGAGCTTGCGCCAGCCGTCCAGCCACGAGTCGAGCACGAACGGCACGTCCGCCTTGGTGCCCGAGCGGAAGGCGTAGCCCGTCTCGGTGGTAGCAGCAGCGCTCACTGCACATGCTCCGTCGGTGCGGGCATCGACTCCAGAGCGGCCTTCACCTTCTCGGGGTGTGCGCGCACGAGCATCTGGATCAGCGCGAACACGTCCACGCCGTCTCCCTGCGCCATCGCCTGCGCGTGCTTCTTCTCGGCGCGCAGCTGCCCGCGGCGCTCGTACTCGGCCTTCGTGATGCTCCACTCGGGGTAGCGCCGGCAGAGCAGCCACGAGGCAGCGTGCCAGTCAAGGTGCTTCGTTGCAGCCTCGCGCACCACGTCCACGAGCAGCTTCTCCCCGCGTCCCTCGGCGGCCTCGACGGCCTCGACGAGCTGGATGTGGAGCGGGTCCCCCGTGTGGTTCCCCTGCTCGTCGACCTTCTTGCCCATCGCCAGCCAGTGGAACAGCGAGCGAGGAGAGATCCCGTTTGCGCGAGCCGCACCCCGACGCGTGACACCGCCCTCGAGAGCCTTGGCGATGTTCTCGATAAGCGTGACGTTCAATCGCGTGGGTCGACCAATGCGCATGGATCCTCAGCAGGTGGGTCCGCGACGAAGCATAGAGGCTCTATGCATCTCCCGCAAGACGCAGGAAATTCATGGTGCAATGCCAGGTAGGTGCGAGAAGGCTCGCTCCGTCTTCGGGTCCAGATGCAACTTGGCGTACTGGGTGGCCTCAGCCTCGTCAGCGAAGATCCGCGCGTGGCTCCGGTCCCTCGACAGCAAGCCGCCCGAGGTCACGTAGCGGGCTTCGCCGTCCCAGAGAGTCACGCGGAGGGCGAGGCTGGTCTGTGTCTG